CTCTCCGGCGCAGGGACAGATGGATCGTTCAGGGGCAAGTGCTATTGCGAGTTCGTGGAAGACGTGACAGGTGAAAGCATTTACGATGATCGGATCGAGCCGGATAAGCTGGTGCAGATGGGCGATAAGATTGCCGAGTTCCTGTCCAGCCCACACCTTAGCGTACCCAAGTACATAAACGACCATTACCCAAGCTACGGGGAAGGCTGGACTGAGGAGGATTTTCAACAGTCAGCATCAGACTGGGCAAAGCTGGGCAAGCTGTTCAAGGCGTTCGGTCGCAAAGGATTTTACCTAACTGCATGGTATTAAACCGCAAGGAGGAACCACACTCGCAGGAAAATGCGATTGACAATCTCTGATACCTAACTATGTTGGTCGGGATGTCTGTGTTTTATGAACGCATAGATAAATACCCGCCGGTACTGGTTAGGTTAATGGCCAGAAAGCCACGGGCAAGCGGCAGCGGTAACGGCACACGCCCCTTGACCACCAAGGAGATCGCAGATCAATCGGGTCTGCCAGCCTCTATGGTTGAGGGGTTGTCTCATGCAACAACATGGAGGGGGGTGGATGTCTACACTGTTCGTGACTTCACGGTCGCCTGCGGTGTGGACTTCACCAACCCTTTGCACATGAAGCGACTTTCCCAGTACCTCCACAAGCGGGGGGCTTTCCACTACCTACGAAAAGCAGAGGAGTGGGGTAGCTACTACATTCACCTTGTTAGGATATGGCGTGACGAGAACAGAAACACAAATAGCAGATCAATCAAAGAGAATCGTGCTGCTTGAGGGAGAGTTGAGTGCGTTAAGGCTGGCTAAGAAATACTTATCATCAGCTATAAAAGGGAAGTCGGTTAACCTGAGTCAAATGAGGGCGGCGTTAAACAGACTGAAAGCCCTCGGCGAAGGTAAGGAACGGTACAATAGCTATAAGGAAAAGATAGCGAAACTAAAGCTCAAGGTAGTTAAATCAAACGAGAAGATGTTACAGGAAGAATTAAATGAAATGGAACTGAAGGGCAAGATATGAGGTTGAAGAAAGTAAACAAGACGTATCACGTATGCTTCAAGTCAGACGACGGAACCCCGATGGAAGTGGACACAGGATGTGCGGACTACACGGAGGCGAAGGCTGTAGCATGGAAGTCAAAGGCTGCCGAACTTGAGCAGGTGGCGAAGGTGATGCGGTTAACTTCAGACATAGTAAGCAGGATTGTCACCGGCAAGGAGATGACGATGAACCTAGCCCTCGGAAGGTACAAGGTGTGGGCAAGGAATAACCTGACAAACAGGACTGCCGGTAGCCACATCTCTTATGTGTCAAAGTGGATTAAGGATTTCAACCTAGAAAAAGTTACCCCCGCATCTATCGAGGACAACATGGTGTCGGGTTGGGTTAACTCCCAAGGCAAGGGTGACGAGAACTTGAAGGCGTCCACCAGAAGGGTTCGCAAGGCTGCGCTGAAGAGTTTCTTGGATTACTGCTACAACAAGGGATGGATGCTGACAAGGCCGGCAGATTTGTGTCGAGTTCAGATGGACAAGATGACGCACCAGCAGAAAGAAACAAAGTCTCACGCAGCCATGAGCGACGAGGATCTTAAGGCTCTTATGAAAGAGGCAGATGCATTCTGGAAGATGGCGATACACCTGGCTTCCGTTACAGGGCTAAGGCTTGGCGATGTTTGTTCTTTGGAGTGGGCTTGCTTTGATGGCAACACGGTAACGGTGTGGACAGACAAGAGAGACAAGCGTATCAGCGTGCGTGTGCCAGCCTCCGTCATCAACGCCATGTGCAGTCTGCCGGTAAGCGACCCAACCTACCTGTTCCCTGACAAGCGTGAGTTGTACCTCGATGCAAACAGAAGGGCAGGCTTAAGTGTGCAGTTCAAGCGGCTATGTAATAAGGCGGCTGAAAAGTCAGGGCGCAATAGCCTTAAGAAAAAAAGTTTCCACGGTCTACGATCCTACTATGCCAAGAACAAGCAGGCTAAAGGGGTGAAGATAGAGACCATAGCAAAAGACCTAGGGCATTCGAGTACCAAGACAACGGATGTCTACCTAAACGCAAAACCATGAATGAACCTAAAACTGTAATCAAACATACTCGAACCATTACAACCTTCTATCTAAGCGATAGCAGCGCACACGATTTGTTTAAGAAACTTAATGGATTCTTGGCAGATCTTGAGTTGCCCGACAGTTATGAGGGAGGAGACGTAGTGGCGGTGACAGGTGACGACGAGATCGACGAGTGTATCAATCTCGGTAACGATCCGGGCCATCTTGAAGACGAACTGGAAGAATGCTCTATACCCTACGACACGACGATGGAGCATTGGAATAAGGGTTAACTGGTAACATGAACTGGAACGAAGAAGATTGGGTACGCCTCCCGAAGTTTATTCTTGGGTCTGATTGTCTCGAGGCACTAGAAGGCGCTAGTCAATGGGGGGACTCCGAGTATGTCGTACACCTACACTCACCTAGATTTGTGGGCGAGGTGCTGCATGATGACGAAGGCACAACGATTAAGCCTCATTGGATAGACGAACCAGAGGCAGACGCGATGGCCATAGCCAAGCTGATGAGAGAGACAGGTGGTTGGTACAGCTTGGTAACACCACCCGAAGAGGGAGATGGGTAAGAGGAAATACGACGACGCTTGGAAGAAGCGACTGCACGAAGCCCTTGAAAAGGTTGAAGGCAATCAGAAACAAGCGGCAATAATTATGGGAGTCAGCCAAGCCACGGTAAGGCAAGTCATGGCGAGAGATACAGGACTGTCTGGTCGATGGCTAAGTAAGAAGCCCAACACACAAACAATGCACAGGGCGGTACAGCCCATGTCAGATGCAGAAGCTATAGAAAAAGAGAACGCGCTCATGGCGCAGGGACTGGAGGCAATGGGGATTACCGGCAACTCAAAGGCAGAGGCAATGGCCTTCATGGGGTTCGGTAAGAACAGCCTCGGCTCAGTCAGGCAGTTGATAGGTGGAGGGGTAGTCAAGCTGTTCAGCGATTTGATGGGAGATATATCCCAGATTAGGGACGAATTGGAATCAGGGGTGGACGACGACAGGGAAAGGATGCTCAGGGAGGACAAGTCCAGCATGATTAAGCACGTACTTGAAGCATACGACAGAGCTAACAAAGCCGCATTGACTGACGCAATAGTAAAGCAGAAGATGGAGGAGCGAAAAGGGGGTGGATCAAGGGGGAAGCCGGGGTTCACTCCAGTCGCAGCTATACAGATAAATGAGCCAAAAGAAGTTAAGCTCACAGCCCAGGCGGCCGAGCAAAGTTCGGATTCTAAACCTAACCTACAAAGTTAAGTTCGTGGATGAGACTGAACGCACTGCCGCCGAAGCCGACGGTTGGTGTGACGCATCTAACCAAACGATTGCTCTGTTTTCCAACCTACCTAAAGAGGCGATGGCTGACACCTTTCTGCATGAGTGCATCCACGCAATAGGTAACACAATGGATGTCGAGTGGAGCAAGGAAGAACAGGTGGCACGCAGGATAGCAACAGGTTTGTGTACCGTCTGGAAGAGTAACCCAAGTGCATTTAAGTGGTGGCGCAGCCTACTATAGCAGAGCATGAGGCGGACGCGCTGGCGTCAATGGCCCCAATCGTTAAGCCCACTCAACACGAGTGGCATCCAGACCTTAACGAAACACAGCAAAAGATTTTCGATGACAGCTCAAGGTTTGTCCTAGGCTACGGAGAGAAGGGAAGCGGTAAGACCATTGCCTTTGGGCATAAAGTTATCCGCCATGCTTACGAGAACGACAACGCCTTGGTGATGATCCTTTCTCCCTCAATAAGAACCGGCTCCGAAGGTATATGGCACGACCTGGAAACGCTGGTGATTCCCTCTTGGGTTGAGGGGATTGGCCTTGAGTCATCATCCGCCAAGCTAGACCCAAACACAAAAGACAGACACCGCTGGATAGGTAACAGACAAGGGGGGTGGTCAAAGCTATTGCTGATTAGCATACCATACGCAGCAGCAGTCGAGACCCGCATCAAGGGGCCAGCCCCATCCATGATCTACGTGGACGAGCTTACGCAATGCGACGGCAAGGAGTACTTCACTTACCCAGCAGCCCAGCTAGGCAGAAGGCGTGGGATCGAGGGGCCGCAACAGTACTGCGCTTCATGTAACCCTGAAGGGCCAAGCCATTGGGTTTACCGCACCTTCTTTGAGGACTGCTATGAAGAAGATGGCACAAAAGACAAGGACTTCTCTGTCTATCATGTGCCGGTAACCGAGAATATAAAGCGGTTGCCTGATGGTTACGTGGAGAACCTGCATAGAATCCTTCGCACTGATCCAGTCGAGAAGCGCAGGTTGATTGACGGCGAGTGGGTAGATAGGCCAACGGGAGAGTCCCTGTTCAAGGATTACTTCGTGTTAGAGAACCACGTAAAAGGAGATCCCATTAAGGGTACCGGCCTCCTACCTATGAAAGGGTTCCCCATTACTATTGGCTACGATTTGGGGCAGGTCTACAGCAGTATCTCCTTCATGCAAATGATACCCACTCAAGATAAGACGCTATGGATTATCTTCGACGAGATGGATTACCTTGGGGTGCGCCACCTCTACAAACGACTAGCCCAAGAGGTGATCCGCCGTATGGATTACTGGAACAAGAAGGTGGGATACGACTTTAGATTCGAGCATATATCAGATGAATCAGCAATAAACCAATGGCATCCCGGCGGCGAAGGATCGTATGACAGCTGGGATTTCGAGAGGTTTAGCGATGGGCGCATCAAGATGATCGGCTGCCCCAAGGGGAAGGGAAGCGTGGAGGCTAGGATAAGACTGCTTCAGACCAAGCTATTTAACGACGAGGTGTACGTTAGTGGGCTTTGTCGCTTCACAATTGATATGCTTCTCAACCTAGAGTCAGACAAAAAGACCCCATCCAAACCAAGGAGGAGCAAGTATATCCACAAGTTTGATGCCGTGACATATCCGATGCTCAAATTAGAATTAAACGGCATGAGAAATACCTTGCAAACTGACACTTCTAGGTCGACGCTAACGCATTGCGGACGGCCATAAGTTTTTTTGGCCAGACAAGATACCTAACAAAGTTAGTTAAATGGCAATACAAATAAGCGACAAGGTGGTACTGGATCTGACTGATGACTCGGATCTTAGGGACTATTTCTCCAGAAAAGGGGCAGGCGACGAGTGTTCGATGGAGATAAAGGGGACACTGGACGAGGCGTCTAGCGAGCAGGCGGTGCTGTCTATAGCGGCAGTTTCTGTTGACGAATACAGCGCCGATAAGAGCCAGCAACCTGCAAAAAAAAAGGGAGTGACCTTCAAAATGAGAAGCGAAAGCGGCGAGGTCGAAGAAGGCGAATACTAGGCAGCCCGGGTGCAGCAAGAGTGGCTAGGTACTACTCAGAGCTGGATCTATGGGACGGTTGGACAATGGAGCGAGTCAATAGATGCTGCGGTCTTATGCAAATAACGCTGGAAGAAGCGGCCGTAATGTGTTGCTGCGAGTGGCACCGATTCAAGGGCTGGCTCAAGGCTGACAGGGTTCCGTCCTATGTTGCGCTAACTTTACACCACTTAGAACAAGATTTTACAAAGGCAAAGTATGGTTGATCTAGAGATACTCAAACAGGCAGGCACAACCAACGAAAGGTTAAGGGAGATTTTAACTGCGGTTAGGCCGGACAAGACAAGTAAGTTAAGCAAGGCGGAGAAAGAGGGAGTCGAGCGAGATGTTAAGAACAGGGAGAGGATAGAGAAGTTAACCAACTCCCGTTTGCATGAGCATATCGTATTTACCCTACGCAACCATCACATTTATTCTGCGGTGGACTTGGCTTGGGATTCTGCGCCCGTTACCAAACAGACCATTCCCCTCATTATGTACGCCCAGAAAAGGCTAAGCCTGGACTCGTGCGTAACGGAGCTGAGTAAGCTAAAGGTGTCGGATAAGTTTGTTCGCAAGTCAGAGTCGGGGAAGCCTGAGCATATCGACCTACCCAAGTTCTTTGAGACCAATATTAACTTGGTTCGATCCCTGATTACTCGCCGACTCTCGGCCCAAGCCAACAAGTACAACAACCTGTATCCGTTTTTTAAGTACGACTCTAGGTCTACCACCCCTACGGCTAGGCTAAAGGGGGACGTGTTGTCACAGCGCATGGACATCATGGCTGACCAGTACGATTACAGGCATTTTCAGACACAATGCATTAGGGATATGATGCTGTATGGACACAGCGTTGCTTTCCCTAGGGCCAGCTGGGAGAGGGAAGTGCAATGGCAGAAGAAGAATTTAGCTGAGGAGTTTGAAGGTGAAGAGCTGGAGAAGGAGGCGAGGGTAGTCAAGGAAGGACTGGCGTGGGTAAACCCTCATCCGTCTCGTATTTTCTGGGATATAAACCACCCCTTAAACTCTCTTAACTCTGATACAGGGGCTGAGTATGTGGGTTATTGGGAGGTATTGAAGTACAAGGATGTTGCTCATAACCCTGCTTTCTTTAACAGGAGTGCGGTATCCTATACTGATTTCACTACTGGAATGTTCGGTAGCAACAATGCCTACTGGTCGCAGTATTACTCAACGATTGTATCCCCTCCCGCCCTGAATGATCTGACCAGCTTTAACGATAGACGCAACCAGATCGGGGTTTATAACTCGGAGTATGATGACGCCTCTATCTTTGTCACTGAATTTTACTGGAAGATAATACCCAAGGAGTATGGCATTGGTGAGTATCCCTATCCTGTTTGGGTACACTTCAAGGTTGCCAGCGAGAACACCATTATCTTTGCGGAGATCATGCCGTCTAGTCCGGCTGCGGTGTACTCCTTTAACGAGAACGATAACCGCATGGTTAACATCTCGATTGCACACGAACTGATGGGGTTCCAAGATCAGCTGACCAACCTGTTTTCCCAGTTGCTTGAGACAGCTAAGGCAGATTTGTTTGCGGTAGCAGTACTTAACTCGGACATATTTCCAGACGATGCCGAGGGACAGAAGTTGGCAGAGGAGTTCCGGGCAACGATGAGAGGTGAGAACTTTTACGCAACAACCCACGTTCTGGAGACTAGCTTCAGCCGACTGCGTGAACTGGGCATAGACACAAATGCAGATAACGTATTCAAGGTAGTACGTAGCGGCCCGAACACTAATATACAGGCAATCTTTAGCGCGATTGTCCAGGTTATGTCGATGGCCGAGCGACTGCTTGCACTGTCACCCCAAGAGCAAGGGCAGCCATCACCCAGGGAAACTTCAGCTACGGAGATTCAGGTGATAGCTAACACAACTGAGTCGGTATACGGTTTCATATCTGATGCCATTGATGAAGGCAGAGCTGCGGCTAAAAGGATTTGCTATGAGTCGTTAATAGCCTGCGGAAGTAACCAGATCCACCTGCCTGTATTGAATCGTTACCCATCAGCGGTGGTGGAAGCGGCTGGGTTTGAGGTGGCTGAGGCTGGCGATATGTTTGATCCGCAGTCAGAGCGCAGGTACACCGTAATCGGAGCCAAGTCCAACCTCATCCATGACTACGTGTTCAATAGTCGTGACGGCAGTGAGAGATCATCGAACATGGCGGCGGCAAATATCCTGACGCAGATGCTACCTGTTCTTCAGAACCCGCAACTCCTGCAAGCCCTGACTAAGGAAAAGTATTATGAAATTTTGAACGCTATCTTCCGCAACAGCGGGGCTGGCGTAGACCTGAACTTGCAACTGCAACCCGGCGAAGACAACACTCTGATCCCACAAGAGCAGCAAGACGCAATGGCTAACGGCCAGCAGAACAGCGCCGACATGGGAGCCATGATGCAGGAGCTTATTCAGGTGGTACAACAGAACGCAGACGAAATCGAAGCGTTAAAGGGAGGCCCAGAAGGAGAGCTTGCCCCTGTTGCTATTTAATTTATGGCGGAAACAACAACAGCAGTAGAGGAAGCACCGCAGTCTGAGGCAACAACAACACAGGAGGAGCCTCAGGTAACGGAGCAAGAACAAACACAAGAACCAGCAACCAGCTTAAATGATCCTATGTTGTCCCAGTTGTGGGATGATCTCGGGATAGATGAGCCGGGTGCTAGTGAAGCTAAGGGCGATGAGCTTAAAGAGGTACAGCCAGAGGAGCCAGCAAAGGAACCCGAAGAGCCTGCGACCGAAGAGTCCAAAGGCGAGACAGCCGAAGCTGAACAAGCAGAACCAGAGCCAGAACCAGAGCCAAAGAAGGAGTTCTCTGTAAAGCCAAAGGTAGACGAGGAGACATTCCGAAAGGTTGTACGGGAGGAGCTGGAAGCTAGAGGAAAGACGCCAGAGCCAGAACCAGTTAAGGAAGAGCCATCGGTAGATCCGTATGAGGAGCAGCTCATTGGGGAGCAGAAAGAGGAGCTTGAACTATACAGATACGCCGAATCTAAGGGCCAGCACAAAGGTAAGTCGGCCAAGCTGTTAGATTTTTACAAGAATCTGGATTCGTATGTCGAAAAGGCTAAGCGAGAAGACCCGGATCGCACATTCAACGCGGATGACTCTGAGTTCATGGAGTATGTGCGGGTTAATAAGCCAGACATACAGCCGGCAGATCGAGAGTCTCTAAAGCGGGGCAAGTTCAGGGACGAAATCATTAGCGACGTAAAGAAAGAGTATGAGCAGACCATCAACGGACTGAAGGGAGAGCTTAACGAGATCCGCGCCACACCTCAGGTAAGGTCAACAATCAAGGAGGCAGGCAGGGCGTTCGATGAGTTCTCTAAACTGGAGGAGATGAAGGAAACTGACCCTCTTAAGCACAAGGTTTACTCAGAGGAAAGGGAACGATACTTAGAGTGGGCCGATGACTTTGTGAAGAGGTGGCACGGGGTAAAGACAGGGGTGGACGATGAGTACTATAAGCTTATAGATAATATCGAGTCTGCCGCAGAAGCTTATGCCAGGAGCGGGGACACAGATAAGGACGGTCAGAAGTTTCTTACCCCTTCCAGATATGCACAAGCCACTGACAAAAAAGGATACTGGACTTGGGATCAGAACGACATACTTGAGAATTTTGGTAGCCAATCCATTGCAAAAGCTGAGGAAGCAGCAGAAAAAAGAGTAAAGGAACTAGAGTCTTACGGGTTCCGTAGAGGGGTACAGGACGGACAGTCGCAGAAGGATGCGCATGAGCCGGAACCAGTTAACCCGCCAAAAGCTTCAAGGGCAACAAGCCCCGGAGCAGCAGAGGGGGCAGTCACTGATATTCCTCACCCCGGAAAGCAGTTGGTAGACGACCTTGGAATCAACTTCGGATAGTGATGCACCTCTTAATATAGTAGGCGTACTTATAGCTGGCCTGCTATGTGCCATCATGATTATCCCTTATCTACTGTGTCGCATCTTTCTGCGAATAAAATCTAAGCTAACATAACTTAATTAATTTCATCTGTTTCTGGCCTAAAATTCGAGGTCAGTAATTTGCTGTTTATTCTCTCTCTCGAACCTTTAACGAGGAGAAAATATTATGGCAGCATTAGATGGAACCACTACAGGTACAGGCGTAGCAGCTAGTTACACCTTACCTACAGACAACTGCACCCCGCGCTTCATTAACGTAAGCGATTCAACGGGATGTTCACTCACTCGTGCGTCGATCCGAGCGTTCACTAAACAGGACATGGAGGATCAGCAAACGAAAGAAGTCGGAATGGATCGTATCATCGCGCAGACCAAAGAGGCTCGCATGGTAGGTGTCCCACAAAGAACCTTAACTGATCTTCTGTTATCGAAGCACGCCAATCTAGGCGGTGGCAACGGCGGAAACCAAGGCAGCGTTATCGCTCCGTTTACATTGGTTCCACAGCAGAACGTCGTTAATGCTAATTACTTTGCAATCGTCAATAGCTCCGGCGATCCAGGCGATGTTGCCTCAGGCGGTGCAGCCACGGCTGGCCCTCAGGGTGGTGCGCTCGCAGCTTGGTCAGAGATTGACGGCGATCAGAACGCAGACCTTGGCGACACTACCAACGGTGAAGATAAATTCGGTGACGTAGTTAAGGCCGCTTCAACACACACAGCTCACCTCGGTCGCCAGTTGCTTTACCTAACGATGGCCGATGAGGCTATGGGGACGATAAGCAGTACGGCTACGCTTACGGGATATAAGTCTCAGCTCAAAAACTTGGGCCGGTTCTTTCTGCCCGGTCAGTATGTCTTGGTAGAGAACCTCGACGATGCTAGTGGAGCAAACGCCCAGAACGTAGTGTTCAAGGTGATTGAGTCAGCAAGCAAGAAGGATGACGGCAGCGGCACGGTCACAGGTACAGCTAACGCTTACTATGCGGCGGTTGTTGTTGAGCCAAACGTCACCGCAGTCAAGTGGGCGGCTGATGTGGTAAGCGGCACGGCGGCGACACGTAACGCCATGAAGAAGTACATCCCTCGTGCAGGTGTTGTAACCTTGATGTCGAACAGCGTATCGGATTACGAGAAGTACTGCGCTCAAGGGCCGGCCATTAACCCGACCAACCTGATTGCTTACTGGCAACAAAGTACTAGGTGGACACATAAATACTCAGACGAGTACTTGAAGGCGCTTCAGGCTCCGTTGACATCCAACTGGTTTAAGAAGTTCCGCGAGCTTCCTTTAGCTCAGCAGCGTAAGCAGCAGGAGATGCGGTCAGAACGTGCGTTCTACAACACCGTGTTCTACGGCGACCAGATCAACGAGAAGCAAACCGTTGAGACATACACCTCACTTCCAACTGTGTCTGACCCGGACGCAAACGGCGACTCTTGTGTGATTGAATACAAGGCCAATGCGTTAGGTATCCGTACCCAGCTGGCAGAGTGCAGTAAGGTTTACGGTGGTGCGCTTGCAACATCAGGTGCTTCCGGCGCTCTTAACTTGGACGTTCTCTTTGAGACGATCTACCAGTTGAAGCGTTACCGTGAGGCCCAGTCTGGCAACGTGGACACCATCGACATTATGACTGACCGTTTCACAGCGGCACAGGTACGTGATGTGATGATTAAATACTACAAGAGCAAGTACAGCACGGACGTTAATATGTTCGTGAGTCTCGGCCAGAAGGTTCTGGACATGGACGACTCGGTTGCTCTGGAGTACAACAAGTATTACCTGCCAGATCAGGGATGCTACATGGCGATCTTCACGGACACCTACTTTGACGACAAGGTGGCTGCCTTTAACAACGCTGCTTCTACCAAGTCGGCTACTGATATGACTGCTGCTCTGGCTCGTGCCCGTGGTCGCACCATGTGGTTGATCGACTGGTCGGATGTTGCCTTGAACCTGCTCGGAACCAAGAGCGTCAAGCGGCAGACCAACGTAGCTGATGACCAGTACAACTGTGTGATTCAGCCGAACGTCAAGCATTACGTCCTTAACTCTAAGAAGTTCGAGGTTCGCATCGGAGACCCTAACCGCCACGCAATCATCGAGAATATCACCGAAGGTTGCCCGACCATCACGGTCAGCGGTTGCGATCTGTCCTGATAATTGTCACCCGTGGGGGGTCGGTTAATCCCGGCCTCCCACTAACACTTTTATATTATGAAATTAGAAAAATTGATTAGTGACCACAGCACTCTTGCTCAGATTCGGGCCAATGAACTCAGCGGCGGATTCACTCACAGGTTGGTAGTAAAGTACACAGACCTCAACACAGGTGGGGCTGTAGGTGATTTCATTGCAGGGGACGGGTCTACCAGTAATGGCAAAACTATATATCCACCTATCTATACTACGACGGGCGGGACTGGAAGGATTACGCTCGAACCGTTTTCGGTTTTAGAAAAAGTTGCGTTAAAGGTGGTAACAGCATTTGCAGGGTCAAGCATAAGTGCATTGACTGCCGACATGGGGATAGACGGCAACACGGATGCGCTACTTGATGCGGTCAATCTTCGTGTTTTATCGAACGCTATTTCAGGTGTAAGCGGAGACGGGGCAGCGGCCAATCAGATTACCGCACAGGCGGCGCTGAATGTTCCCTTGAGAATCACAACAGCAGGAGCAGCTACAACTGCGCTCACGGCTGGAGAGTTCCATTTATTCCTTAAGGTTTACACGCTCCCAACCGAATCCGGCGACGAGATTTACAGCATTTAACGATCTGTTACTAGCGATCTCACAGGCTCAGGGGGTAAAACCTCTGGGCTTTTTTTTGTTTACATCTGTT